GGCTGGGATCCTTCCTATGTTACTAAGCTTTCAAAAAAAGGTTTATTGGTTGAAGTTGACGGAAAGATTGATACAGACGCGACAGATAAACGTATTAAAGACGCCGGGGATCCGGCACGTACACCATTCAAGAAACAGAATAAAGGTAAGGGTAGGGCTATGTCCACAAAGAAGGCTGCGGGGCTAACCCAAGATACTAAGGACTTATCATATAATCAGGCGCGAACAGAACGTGAGCGGATTAAGGCAAAGAGAGAGAAGGTTGAGTACGATACACTCATAGGCAAAGTGGTTGACTCTGAAGAAGTACGAATAAGCGCTTTTAACCGTGCCCGGACTTTAAGGGATGCGATGTTTAACATACCGGACCGTCTGGCCAGTATTCTTGCAGCGGAGACAAATCCCCGTAAGGTGCATCAGATACTTTTTAAGGAGATACGGACAGTATTAGAGGAGCAATCAAATGCTAAATGCTAATGCGGTCTTTTGCAAGGGCTTTAATGCCGGCATCAAGCCCGACCCTGACATGTTTGTATCAGACTGGGCAGATAATCACAGGAGACTTCCACAGAAGGGATCCCCGGAGCCTGGCAAGTGGCAGACATCCCGAACACCTTACCTTAAGGAAATCATGGAGTGTATCTCTCCCTCATCACCTATAGAAAGAATAATTTTCATGAAAGGTAGCCAAGTTGGCGGGACAGAGGCAGGTTTAAACCTGATCGGGTTTATTATCCACAGGGCGCCGGGGCCGGTGCTTGTAGTTCAGCCGACCGGCGATACGGCAAAGGCATGGTCGAAACAGCGGCTATCTGCCATGATTGAGGCATCCCCTTCCCTGCAGGGCATTGTCCGTGATTCACGCGAGCGGGACTCAGGCAATACCACCCTATCGAAAGAGTTTCCCGGCGGGATCCTGATTATCGCAAGCGCGAAGTCTACAGCACGGCTCCGGTCCATGCCGGTGAGATACCTATTCTTAGATGAAGTGGATGAGTACGACGGCGAAATAGGCGGACAGGGGGATCCTGTATCACTGGCAGAGAAGAGAACTTCTAATTTTGCCATGAGAAAGATTTATCTTTGTTCAACGCCTACATTTAAGAGTCACTCCAGGATTGAACGCGAGTATGAACTATCAGATAAGCGTAGATATTACATCCCCTGTCCTCATTGTAATGAAAAACAGGTCCTTAAATGGGAGGGCATTAAGTGGGACAAGGACGGAGACAAGCACTTACCAGATACAGCCGCCTATTGTTGCATGTATTGCGGGGCAATAATTCCGGAGCATCATAAAACATGGATGTTAGAGAACGGCGAATGGGTGGCGGAGTCTCCAGGGGATGGAAGAGTTGCAGGTTTTCACTTATCGTCCCTATATTCACCTATAGGCTGGAGGTCTTGGGCTGATACTGTCCGGGAATTCTTAGGGGCCAGAAAGAGACAAAAAGAGGGTGATCATGCACCAATGGAGACCTGGATTAATACAGTACTTGGCGAGACGTGGGAAGACACGGTTGAACAGTTCGATTATGAAATTCTCTATAACAGGTGCGAGCAGTACGGGGACAAGGTTCCAATGGGTGCAGCAATACTTACGGCCGGCTGTGATGTTCAGAAGGACCGGATAGAGGTCGAGGTTGTAGCCTGGGGGCGCGATGAAGAGTCCTGGTCAATTATTTACAGGATATTTCTTGGTGATACCGCAAAGATTGACGTATGGCGTGAGCTGGATGGCTTCCTGCAGGAGACCTATGAGCATGAGGGCGGGATAAGGCTCAGACTTTCGGCGGTATGTGTTGATACCGGATACAATACAAAGCAGGTCTACGACTTCGTGAGAGAGCGGCAGATAAGAAATATCTTTGCAATCAAGGGAAGCAATCAGGCCGGCGTTCCCATTATAAGCGACAGACCACCGAAGCGCCAGAAGATGAGTAAGGTACACTTATTTCTTGTGGGTACAGAATCGGCGAAGCAATCTATATATGGCCGCCTCAAAGTGGAAGAGCCCGGACCCGGGTATATGCACTTTCCGGAGAGCTACAATGTAGAATACTTCAGGCAACTTACATCAGAGCGCCTTGTCTACCGGAAGGGAAAGCGAGTATGGGAGTTAATAGCTGGCAAGCGTAATGAATCTCTTGACTGTAGAGTGTATTCACTCGCAGCCCTTGAGATATTAAAGGGCTTTAGTAACTTTAACTTAAACAGGCGCGTTGACGTGCTTTCAGGTCAGGCAAAGGCTATACCCAAAGAGGGAAGTAGTTCGGCGCCACAGTCTGAGACGGCACAGAAGATCAACCGTGGGCGCCGGATTATCAGTAAGGGATATACCGACCCATATAGGAGATGAAAAGTCCATGGAGATTGTAATCCAGTTACTAAAGTTGATCATAATAAAAATACACTTCCCATTTATGAAGGTATCATCACCATTGAAGCTATTACATGATCAGAATAGAAGGATCGATTACGTTCCGCCACGACCGGAAAGGATAAAAAGAAGAAGGGTAATAAGCCAGGGGATAACTAAACGTGACCTGTCCTAAATGCGCCGGCCTGATGGTCCCTGAGCGTGCAGTTGACGGTACGTTTCTTCTGACCTGTTTACGGTGCGTGAATTGCGGGAAGGTAGTATATTTCCTTCTCCAGATGCCGAAAGCGGCTAAAACAGGTTATCTTGTAAGCGACACGCTTTTTTATTGACAGGACGGTCACGTTATTTTATAGTCAAGATGTTCAGAATTCCATAAGGGCTGTCCCCGGTCTCCGTGAGATGCGGAAAGGGGTGTTTTTATTTATAGGGTATATTAAGCCCGAGTGTCCCAAAGCCGTGAGGCGAGGGGTGGTCTCTTATGGAGCCATGAACAACACTCGGGCTTTTTTATTTTCAGGCCCTAAACATGGAGGGGCAGTCATGGATAAACTTACAGAGGCCTTTTTTAAATTAAAGAAAGTAATAAATAACATATCCCTGCCAGAAGCAAAATCGATGGTGGTAGATCTGCTACTACTGAATATTAATGTTTACCTTGACAGTGAAGCAATCGGAAGGGTTGTTGTGAATGAAGAGACAAAGAAGTTTCTCTCTGAAAAAATAGGTAAAAGAATTAAGGTTAGGGGCGAAGTAAATCAATTCTGGCGTGATTCGGAGAAATTAGAGCTTTGGAGAATAACAGTTAATGGAAAGACGGATGAATACGGAAAGATAATGGTGGAGTTAAAGATTCCTTCACATCTCCGCCAGGGATTTACCGTTTCTATCACAGGCATTCTTAGGGGCAATAATGGAGGTGAATATATATTATCCTGTGACAAGCTTGAAATGATTAAGCCAACCGAGAAGGAGCTTATCGAGGAGAAAATAACATCTACCAGAGAAAATATCCCTTTCCTTAAGGAGAAAATATCTCCCTTGAAAAAGAAAATAAAAGATGGTGTAAGCAAAGAAGGGAAGCCATACAGTGAGAGATATTTGAGATTTTTAAGAAATGAAGTCATGGCGTATGAAGACGCACTGAGAGAAGAGCAGGAACTAATAATGAAATTACTATATGGGTTAAATAAATGGAAGGGTGTCACACAGGAGAGACATTTAAAATTAGTTAGATGAGGTCCACAATAGGAGGCTTAAATGGAAACTTTAACATTCAACAGAGCTGAAATGGAAAAAGAGATCAGGAAACTCAAGGCAATTGGGGATGCTGTTTGCAGCATGAGTGATGCGGATATCGGGTATGATAATTCAATCCGGCATGGAATCAAAGAAATACTCCTGAATATTACCAGTGATATTGAGAAGACAGATGACCAGGTGGAGATAGAACGACAATTGGACAAGGCTAAGGTAGTGGCATATTTACTTAATGTTGACTGTGAAAGTAATGAGGGAGGCATGAACGAAATGAACGTGACACGGTGGGGATTGTGTAGTGTCGTTGAACGGACCGTATCGAGAATTGAAGAGCTTATAACTGGAAAATCAGAGATGGGGGTATGATATGGATAACCTTATAAAAAGCTGTTTGTCAATAAATAAAGCTATCAATACAAGGACATCTCTCCCTGAAGCAAGAAAAAAGATTGAAGCCTTTTTACTTGATATACTCAACTATTATGCAGCTCCAGACCTATTTAAAATATGGATTGAAGAGACGGAAACTGAAAAGTTTATAAAAGAAAATGTGGGAAGAACTGTGTCTTTAACAGGGTCCCTGAATGAAAATTGCCAACAAATATCACGCGCAGAGTTTTGTGTCTGGAAAGTGATTCTGGAGGGAAAATATAGGTATGCTACTGATGACAAAATTGAGTACACTATTCCTCCTATCCTGCGTCATAAGTACTATCCAGATATTAAAATAATATTGAAGGAGTCAGCATGTTTGCGGGGAGGCGATATCGTTACAATAACAGGCGTGCTCGGGGTAAGCACAGACCCAAAATGTCCTTATGTGGTCCATTCCGCTGATCTATTAAAATATGAGAGGGAGCTGGGGCGTCATGGTAATGGCTTTGAAGAGCAACTTGATGAACGTAGGCGCCGGTTAAGAGAATATAAAAAAAGTATTTATGAAATTGAAGAGTCCATCCGTAGAGGTAAAACTAAGCAAGGCAGACCTTTCAGTATGAGATATTTAGAGACACTGAAACACAATCTTTATACTAAGAAAGAAAGTATTTCACGTTCCGCTCAGGAGGTTAAAGAACTAAAGATCAAAATCGCTATTGCTCATAAATATGGAGCGGATGCAGTGAATGGGATTGAAA